TATTTACAATGGATCTGCTTCTTATACAACATATACACCAGACGAAGAGGTATGGACCAAGATAAATCACACTATAACAATACCTTCTGGAAATGTAAACATATCTCCATACTTTAAAGTTAATTATGACGATGCTTTGGTAGAAGAAGGAAGAGAGTACGACTTTGCAGTAAATGGTATATCTGTTGGTCAGTGGTCTGAAATGTTTCATTATGAAAGTACTGGAACAATACCTGAAGAAATACTAGAACCGCTATTAGTTTCTGGATCTACAAGATTAAAAAATTTAGTTTCGGCTTCTTCAAGTTTATCTGCTTCAGCAATTAAAGGCGTAAAGATTGATTCATATGGTATAGCAGAAGAAAAAACTGGGTACTACATTATGGAAGGAAATAGAATGCTTGCATCAAGCAACAACTTCCCTATGACCTTTGGTGCCACTAACGTAACAAGTATAAATAAACCTTTATATGGAACAATACCTTCACTGGCTTTTGCGGGTCAAGGTTTTTTAAATAGTTCAGGTAGATATAAAGAAATTACTGCTGAATTTTGGATAAGATGTTTTACAGAAGTAACTACACCTATAAGAATATTTGGACCAATCACTTCAACTGACGGGGTATATGTAGAAAAAGATTTTATTAGTATTAAAATAGGACCTTATAGACAATCATATTTTATTGGTAAATGGTATAGACCTATGTTAATTAATTTTAGATATGATATAGACACTGCATCACTATTAATAAATGGAGACCTAGTTATAAGTATGACTATGGATCAAGAAAAAATATCATTTCCAGATTCAAATAAAAATTATGTAGGATTTTATGGCAGCGAATATGTTTACCCATTTGATGTAGATTCTTTTGCTCTTTATCCATATATAGTTCCAGAACAAGTAGCAAAAAGAAGATTTATTTATGGTCAGGGTGTTGGAAAATCAGACGATATTGTTAAAAAGTTTGGTGGAAGTTTAACAAATATAGACTTTGCATACGCTGGTTATACAACAAATCTTATATATCCAGACATGACAAGATGGTCAGACGGTATATATTCAAACTTAGAAGTTGATTCTAAATTTATTTCTTTACCACAGTACGATCCACCACAAGTTATTTACGTTGGTAATGATCTATCTATTTTTAATGCCGATAGATTTAATAGAACATGGTATGGAGTGAATGATCAAAATTGGAGCGTATGGTCTGGAATTACATGGGCACAATTAGCAAGTGCTAGAGAAGCAAGTGTCACATATGATAATCATTCACTACAAAACGATTCTGATCCACTTAAATTTATTAAACTTAGGCCAAACTCATCATATGGATCAGTATATGGATCAATAGCATTTAATGGATTTAATGTTATTAATGATAGAGTTTCATCTCTCTACGGTATATTTAGTATCAATAAATCTGAAATTGATGAGGCAAATGCTGATGGAGAAATAGAAGAGTTAACTATTATGAACTTTTTTAATAGAGCAACTAATAAGACATTTAAAATTTATATCGATCCAGATACTGATAAATTAATATATAAATATGAGTCAACAACTATATATGAATATGAATTGAATATAAATGAAGATGATATATTATTTGTTGCTGGTATAAAAATTGATACTTTAAATCAAGAGTACGCAGCAGTTCTTAATAACTTTTTATCTAATCCACAGACTATAGCATTTACTGTTGGTGGTAATGATAGAAACATGTTTACTGGAAAAATTTATAATGTAACATTTAATAATAAATTCTTTACAGATAAAGATTTATCAAATTATTTTAATTCAAATGGAATTTTTCTACCAGCAGGTAATCCATACATAAGCTGGTCATCAGCAATTGCTACCTACATTGGAAATTATAGTCTTTCATTTAAGAAAACAAACGATAGTATGACTATTGATGTTGGATCAGTAGGATATTGGGAAGATTCAATTCCACTCTCATTTTTTGCATCATTTGTAAGAAATGGACGCGGAGACATAACAAGTTCTGACTTAGATCTTTTACAATTTAACATTGATTTCCCAGGATCTGGATTTGTAAGTGATAATTTAAATAATGATACAGAAAGAAATCTTTATTCTTATGTTACTCTAAAAGCAGTAGAGGATGTTGGTTCAGTTGGATATAGAAACTATACAATAACAAAAGATCTTGGAACAGAACGTGTAGTTGACTTTGATGCTGTAACAACAAATATAGATATAACTAAATTTGAAGTTATTGACGGTACTGTTATTGTAACTCCAAAAGAACTTATATCGTTTGAAGATGCATACATAACTGTTCATATAGAATTAAAAACAGATGCTACTGTTATGAATCCACTTACTCTTAGAGGAATGTCTATCGCCTCACTATCCTTTGATGAGCGAAGCCTATATGCCCTTAATACTATTAATGGAAATAAGCTTTATCCATTTTCCAGACAAGGTAGATCATATTCTACAAAAGTAAAAAATCCATTTATCATATATAAGCAGTCAATGCCATATCTTTTCCTAACAGCAGATTCTGGAATAACATCTATTCCATATTCACTTGTTGATAATGATGATAGTATTTCATATAACAGAGGAATGTCTATATCAATTAATCCATCTGAGAACTTAGAGTATGATCTTCATGGATTCCATCTTTGGATGTGTTATAACGAAACAACAACATTCTCGGAACAATTTAAAATATTTACTCTTATATCTGAAACAGATACATTTAATTTCTACCTTGTTCCACAAGATGGTGGAAAACGTGCAAAAATTATTGCGTATCGTAAAACTGTAAGTGGTGATGTTGAATATACAAATATTAAATATTATCAAAATGGAATACTTCTTGATAGTCAGTATATCTATCCAATGTCATGGTCACTTATCACATTCTCATTTACTGAGCCAATTTCAATGGACGGTTATATTGGAAGACTTGAGATTCATCCAAGAATTTTATTCAATAATGTTTGTTTCTATAATCAAAGCATTATTAAAAAAGTTGATGATATCTTTGAATCACACCTAGGACTATCAAATATTGTTGCTCAAGATTCTTCAACACTTACTATAACATCTGAAACACCAAAAATGTATACTGGTATTACATGGTCACTTTTTAGTGGTAAACCAGTCTAATATGGTACAATGATGTACATGGGATACAATAATCCTAAACTAACTGTCATAGAAAAGGCACGAGAAGACGGTATATATGTTTGGGAATTACCAGATGGTAGTGTTGTAAGTGATGGTCATGGAAGTCTTATGAATATTCCAGCAAGAAAGCATGATCTTGAAGCAATAAGTAAAATAACAAAGGCTGCTGCACATTATGGATTTCCAGAAGGAAAGGCTAAATTTATGCCAGGTGTAAGAAGAGTAACAGACGAAGAATATTCTGAACAAATCAATAGAATGAAAGAAGGATATATTCCTAGCGAAACAGATATTGGAGCCTGGTTTGATGCAGCAAAGGGAATTGGTAGATATGGATCAGATTGACGATGAACTTAGAGCAAAAATTGATAAACCAGTTCAAGTAGAAAAAAAGACTACTGATATCTTTACAACAGATTCAGAAATTGTCAAAGGTTATAGCGGATATAACGCAAACTTTAAAAGAAGAATATCTCGTCAGTTAACAAAGGTTTGGACTGGTAAGGATAATACTGGATCAAAACAACTCATTCCAGAACAAGCTCTTGCAACAGCATATGGACTTTTTGATGTAGTTGTTCCACCATACAACCTTGACGAACTTGCAAACTTCTATGAATCATCATTTGCTAATCATGCATCTATCAATGCAAAAGTAGCAAATATTGTAGGTCTTGGATATCATTTTGATATGTCAAGTAATACAAGATCAGCACTAGAAGATGCTGGATCAGATGAACAACTTATTCGTGCCTATAGAAAAATAGAAAGAAATAAAGATCAGTTAGTTGAATGGTTGGAGGGAAGAAACGATGAAGATGCATTTACCCACATCCTTGAAAAATCATATACGGACTATGAAGCAACGGGCAATGGATTTATTGAAATCGGACGTACAGTTACAGGAGAGATTGGGTATATTGGCCATATTCCTGCTACTACTATTCGTGTTCGTCGCCTCAGGGATGGTTACATTCAAATAGTTAATGAAAGAGTTGTTTTCTTTAAAAATTTTCAAGATACAAAAAGTTCAAATCCAGTAACATCAGATCCTCGTCCAAATGAATTGATTCATCTTAAGAAATATACTCCAAAAAATAGTTATTATGGAGTTCCAGATATTCTTTCTGCTGCAACCTCTCTTGTTGGTGATCAACTTGCTGCACGATATAACGTAGACTACTTTGAAAATAAAGCTGTTCCAAGATATATCGTAACCCTTAAGGGTGGAAAACTTAGTAATGAATCAGAAGAAAAACTCTTTAGATTTATGCAGTCTGGACTAAGAGGACAAAATCATAGAACCTTATTCCTACCACTTCCTGGAGATAGCCCTGATAATAAAGTTGAATTTAAGATGGAACCAATTGAAAATACTATTCAAGATGGTTCATTTGAGAAGTATCGTAAATCAAATCGTGAAGATATTCTTATGTCTCATCAGGTTCCAATGAGTAAAGTTGGTTCAGCCGCTGGGGTATCAATTGCTTCCGCACTCGCATCTGATAGAACATTCAAAGAGCAGGTTGCTAGACCAGCACAAAGAAATCTTGAAAAAGTTATTAATAAGATTATTAAAGAAAAAACAGATATGTTTAAACTTAAGCTTGATGAACTTACTCTTACAGATGAAAATACTCAAAGCCAAATTGATGAGAGATATCTTAAGATGCAGGTTATTGTTCCAAATGAAGTAAGAACACGACTTGGACTACCACTTAAAACTGATGGACAAAATGCTGTAGTTATTGGCGCACAACAAAGAGCAGAAATGGTAGCCCAAACAATGGGTACAAGACAAAGAGATATTAATAGACAAAATAATGCAACAGATTCTCCAGCAACACCAACAGGTAGAAATGCTGGTGGACAAGGAAGAGCAGCACAATAACATTAATTAAAATGTTATAAAAAAATAATATATAATGGATATGATATGACTAGTTTATCAAAGGCTTTTTGGGCTACAGAAGGAAATAATATACGTTTTTCAATGCCCATTCAAAAGGTAGACGTTGAAAAAAGAATTGTCTCTGGATGGGCAACACTTGATACCATTGACAAACAAGGATATATTGTAAGTGCAGATGCTTCTGTTGAAGCTTTTAAGAGATTTCGTGGAAATATTAGAGAGCAGCATACATCACTTGCCGTTGGTAAAATGGTTTCATTTAAGC